CGCCCATCCAAGGGATGATGGGTGTAGACATAAAAAGCAAGACCTTTACTGTATGGATAAACAGGTGCTAGGCTCGCCGCGCTTTGTGCACGGAGCAAGAGCCTTGGCTGGACTTGCAGGGACAATCTGCAGGGGCGGCGGTCGATCCGGATGTTGACGCATCCGGACCGGCCGCTCTTTTTCACTTCGGTGTTGAGACTTCTTTGGCGTATGCCTGACAGGCCGCGAGGGCAATCAGCCCCCGGTCGCCGTCATCGGTGACGCCGATAATTCGTTGAGCATGCGTCGGGTCAAGTTCGGCTCTTGTGGGGCCATGAACCACGCCGCTGGTGGCGGTGGTGGCTGACAGCGATCCGTTGCCGGCGCTAGTGGTGGCGTCGAGTAGGACTGACAAGCGCAGATCAGCAGTGGTAAGGCGGTCGCGCAGGCGACCTTGATCACGTTGGGCATCGTTCAAGGCTCGGTAATGGGTTTGTTCGCTGGTTGCTAGGCGCTGCTCGAGCGCGAGGCGTTTGTCCTGTTCGGCACGCTGTTGAGCGGCCGAGGCCAGATTCAGTTGGTTGAGGGTTTCGGCGTGCCGCCGGGATTGCTCGCTGAGGCGACTCCCATAGCGCCAGTCCTGCACCTGCCAGGCGATTGCTGCGGATGCGCCGGCCAAGGCGATCAGTAGCACCGGTTTGACCATCAACCGGTAAGGCGCTGGCATTAAGTCACCGAAACGCATAACACCGTCCTCGCCCGCTCCCACAGTTCGAGCCGATCCTGCAGGCCATTTAGACCGCCGTTAATTCTGCGGGTGATCGCGTTGAATTCGTCTTTATCCGCGAGCGCGTTCAACCCATTCACCGACCAGAACCATGCAGCCGACTCAGCAGCCCACTGCGGCAACTCCAGCAGCTCTGGGGTACGCAGCAATCGCTCGTCGCCGAACAGTGCCAGGCTGCAGCGCAGGTAGTTGTCGTGGCCGGTCACCTGAATCAGCCCACGACCGCGATAACGCTGGCCATCGCCGTCCGCTGCCGGGGTGTTGCCCAGTTTTGCGGCCAGGGCACCGGTGTCGTATTTGCTCAGGTATTGATCGCCGCCCAGCTCCCGGACGTACTGCAGCTGACCGGACTCGTGTCCGATTTGAGCCAGGAACGCGGCTTGGCGTTTCGGTCTGTTGATCTGTCGGTGCGCCATGGCAGCGTTGAGTGCAGATACAAAAACGCCCGCTTGGCGGCGGGCGTTGGGCATGATGCGTTGCAGTTGCTGTTCTGTCAGTGACATTGATGTCTCCTTGAGGTGTTGGGATGCGACGCTATTAGTTGAGCTGAACGACCTTCAGATCCTTCGCCGCTTTTTTCTTCTTGCCTTTGGCTTTCGCCTTGCCCTTCTTGCCGCCGTTGCATTCGATCGTTGTGCTCCAGCCTGATTGGGTGAACACCTGCTCGACCGAATCGACCAGATACTCGCCATCGAGACCGACCTTGAACCCCTGAGCATTGATCGAGCGCTCGGCGAACAGATCGGTACGCCCAGGCATTTCCAGCCGGACGCCGGCAGTGGAGCGGTTGAACGCCGTGAGACGTGCCTGAGCTGCCGCTTCGGCGGCTGACTTGTTCGGGTAGATGTGGCGGTCGGTATGCACTGGCGGTAAGCCGTCGGGCGATTCATCGTTGTCCAAAGTGACCACCGCGAGCTTTCCGGTTTTCTTGTCCTGGTGCTTGGTCGACACCGCCTTGTGTGTGTTGCGATCACCGAGCCGAAACTGGAAGCGACTGACGTCGCGCCGTCGGATCGGTACAACGCCGAAGCTCTTACCCGAGGCGCTCTGCCCGGCTTGGCGCGGCATGACCAGCAGCTTGCCGTCGGCGACCTTGGCCGTGCAGTCGTACTGCTTGGCCAAGCGTGTGATGAAATTGAAATCCGATTCGCTGAGTTGATCAGCACGAGGCACTTTGGTTTGCACCGGGCACACCGGCTGCCAGCCATTACGGGCGGCAACGTCGGCAACGATCCGCGACAGCGGCACATCCTCCCAGCTGCCACTACGGATAGTCTTGCCACTGCCGCGCATGTCACTGGCCTTGCCGGTGATCACCAACGTATCCGGTGGACCGGATAGCTCGATCTCGTCGACGACATAGCGGCCGATGCGGGTCAGTGACGTTTCAAGGTAACCCAGGAAGATCTCGATGCTGGCCCCGCGAGGGGGCAGCACTACCGCTCCGTCACGGTCATCGATACGTAACTCGAACTCATCGGATTCCATGCCGGGCTTGTCGGTGGTCTTGAGCTGAAGCAGCCGATCATTGATCCGCTGGGTGATGTCGGCGCCGTCGGCCACGACGCGAAAGATTGGGGTCATCATTCCATCCAAAAGAAAGCCCGCACTGGGCGGGCCTATTGAGTCATTGCGTGGCATACCGGAGGAGCATCAGCCCCACAGCATCACTTCGCTATCATCGGGTGCCGGCAGATCCGGCAGCTCGATCACGATGCCGGCACGATACGGTTGCGGCTCGTCAGCCAGGCCCTGATTGGCGTCCAGCACCGCCTCGACTGTTCCGCTCAAATGCCCATAGGCGTGGTAGCACAGGGTATCGAGCAGATCCCCGTCAGACGTTCTGCAAGTCATCGCCATAGCGTACAAACTCCAAGGTAAACGATTGCTTGCGCGGGATGCCGCCCTGCAGCAGCGCGCTCTGTTCTTCTTCGACGTTCTTCAAGCACCAGGTGCCGAGCACGTCGCCATAGCCGGTGGTCAGGGTCAGAGGCAGGAGCTGGGCACCGAGACTGCGGAGGGTATCCAACTGCTTGATTCCGCCCTTGAAGCCCGGGAAGATCGCGCCCTTGAGGGTGATTTTTTCCTCACCGATGCCCACCGCTTGCTGTGCCGGACGACGGGTCAACCGTTCCTGCGACGCCCAGCGGTACTCCGTCGAGCGCCGCAGCTCGTCGAAGGCGGCGGTGTCCAGGTTGAAGTAATACGGGACCGCCTTGGGATCCAGCGGCTGTACGATTAACAGGTGCGGAAACGGCTTTACCGCTTCCGGCATCGGTGTCGAGTCACCCGCCAGTGATCCGGTCGGCAGAATATTCCCCAGTGATGGACTGACCTTTCCGGCGATCTTGTTGATCGCGGTGGACGCCCGCGCTGCCTGTTCCTTGAGTTCGCCCATCCGCTCATCAATCTGCGACACGGCGCGGGTGGCCTTGTTGTAGGTGGCCACCACCTGGCCGACCTTGGCCTGCGCGGCGTTGACACTGCGCATGACACGCTGCAGCTTTGCCCCGACCGCCGGCCCCACGATTGGAATACCTTCCAGCTCCGAGGCCGCGCCGCTGATCTCGCTGATGGCACCGTTGACCGGCCCCATCATGCCGTCGAGGCTACGTCGTCCAGTCTCCCCCGCTGCAGCCAGATTCTTCAGACCCGTCTGCAGCTGTTCCATATAGGCCATTAGCCCTCCTTACACATGCGGTTCGTCATACAGCTTGCGGTTCTGCAACTGCTGCGTGGCCTGCTGCATCTGTTGCGCGATGAAGGGCTGCAGCTCACGCGCCATTTGCGCCGGATCCTTCGCATCGCCCTGGACGGTGATGTGCAGCGGCGCCGAGATTTGGACCTGTTGCTCGATCTTAGGCGACTCGGCTTTCGCAGCCGGAACCGGTGCAGCCAGGAGAGCCGGTGGCACTGGCGTACTGGCAGGTGCGGCCAACGACCTGGCCACATCTCCCATTGCTGCAGCAGGTGCCAAAGGACCAACCGGCTTGGGTTCGAATGACCGGGCAATGTCGCCGATCACTGGCGACAGGTTTTTCCCGGCATCGGCCATCATCGACGGCCCGGCATCCGGCACTTTTTTCAGCGATTCATCGGCGCCGAATAGCTTTTTACCCATGACTCCACCGAGCGCATCGCCGCCCATGTAACCGAGATAGCCGCCAATCAGGCCGCCGACGATGTTACCGATAATGGGCACTGCCGAACCGATAGCGGCTCCCGCAGCCGCGCCGGCCAGCGTACCAGCCAAACCGCCGGCCGCTTGTCCGTAGCCTTCCGCCTTTTCATCCTGGGTCTCGGCATTTTCATAGGTGTCGTAGGCTTTAAAACCAGCATCCACCACCGCCAGCAGCGCTGGACCTTTCATGCCGCCAACAATCTTGGCACCACGACCGCCTCCTCCTCTCCCGCCGCCTTTCACCCCTTTGTCTTTCTTGCCTTCACCGCTGGCATCGAGATCACCGCCACTCAGCCCACCGCCAGTACCTGGCAGATTGGTGACGATCACTTTTTGCGGGATGTTCGGGTTACCCATCAATGTGCTGCGCCCGAGGTTCATCAGCCCCTTGCCGATCTTGTAGGTATGAACCACACCACCCAATGCGACCAGCGCTGCCACGGCCGTTCCGATGCCGACCACCACACGAGGAAATTCGTCGGAGAGGCCCGACAGTTTGCGACTGACGTTGTTGATGCCGTCAGCGACGGAATCGGTGACAGGCCGGATCGCATCGCCGATGCTGCGCATGGCATCGTCCATCGACTGCGCCATTTCAGACCATTTCTGCGCCGAGGTTTGCCGGCGCTCGGCCAAGTTCTTGTCGAGAATTCCGGTCGCTCCGGCGGAATCCTTTTTCAGCTGGTTGTACAGATCCTTGTTCTGCATGTACGCGGTCAAGGCTGCCTTGACCTGCATATCGGCGAACAGGTCACCGGTACGCAAAGCCTCCTCCAGAGACTTCATCATGGCCTTGGCTTTCTCGGGATCGGCCTCTTTGCTGATCGCAGCTGTGGCCTTGGCCATCTCGGCGGCACGCTTCGGATCAGTCGCTTCGATGTACTTCTGGGCCAGGGCAAAACTGGATTCCAGTGTGGATTTGCCGTTCTGCAAACCGGTCTGCATCGACCCCTTATAGTCGATCCCGGCCTTCTGGTAGGCCTTGACCGTTTCACCGGAGCCTATTTTCTCCATCCAGTTTTTGAGGTTGTTCGCCGCCTCGTCCGAACCACCGGCCGTTTTCATTTGCACCTGCAGCATCGCGCCCAGTTGCGTCACCGAATCCATGCCGGTGATACCCAGTTTGCCCATGCCGGCCAGCAACTCAGGAAACCACTTGGCCATGTCGACCGCTTCAAAACTGCCCGCCTGGCCCTGGTAGGCGATGGCCTCCAGCGCCTGCTGCATCACTTTGGGGTCAGTGATCTTGGCGTTCTGACCCAAGGCGTTGATCATCTTCGCCGTTTCAGTGCCTTCCGATCCTTGGCCCACCGCAAATTTGGCTGCGGTCGGTGCATAGGACAGCGCCTTGTCCAACTCCATACCGGCGCCGACCAGGGCGTTGACCACTTCGGCAACCTGATTACGCGCCATGCCTGTATCGCGTGACGTGTCGATCACAGTCTTGGACAGTTGCGCCTCTTCCGGCGTGTTGGCAATGTTGGCCTTGATCGCAATATCGCGAATGATCGCGCCGTAATCCGCACTGACCTTGGTCGGGATGGCAGCTGCTGCGGTCAGGGCCCCTGCTTGACCGAGGGTGCCTTTCAGTCCTGCTCGGCCTTCCTCGATCTGTCGATGGCCGAGTGCCTTCAATTCGGCTCCAGCCGCCACGCGGCCCATCGTGGCGTAGGCCTTGCTCAACCTGCCCACCTCAACGCCTTGTTTCTTAAGCAGTTCGAGGTTCTTTTCGTACTTGCTCAGCAGTTTGTCCGCGCCGGCGGCGCCGGTCATGTGCGCCTTACGCCATTCATCGCGCAGACGCATGGTGTCGCCGATGGTGTTCTGCAACACACGGGCCTTGCTGCCCACGGTGTCCAAATGTTTGATCTTGCTTTCGACGTCCTTAAACGCTTTGCCTACCGTCGGATCGACGGCGCCGCCAATGACAAAGCCGAGTGCGAGGTTCTTCGCCATGTGCGTGCCTTATGCGTCGGTAGGGTTGCGCAGTGGCTCAATCGGAGAGCCACCACACCAGTTCGTTGAAGGGCATGGCCAGGATCTCGACGGACGAGAACCCGGTCTCTTTGGCCATGCGTTTGGCCAGCATCTTCAACGTGGCTCCGTCGCACTTAGTCGTCCGTGACCAGACGAAAATACCCGGCCTGCAGACGCATGTAATCGACCATCTTGAGCGCGACCAGATCCTCCTCGGGGGTCTGGGTCAGCGAGGCAAACAGTGACAGTTCCCGCTGTTCGGCATCACCGTTGGAGGCCGCTTGCGCGGCCCGCACATCCCGCACGCAAGGTGCGCGCATAGTCAGGCGGTCGACTTGCACACCATTGAGTTCGGTCGGGTATTTGAGGCTGATACGAAACCCTTCCTCGGTCAGTTCCATCCACTTAGGGAGCGACTGTTCGGGTGTAACTTGAATTGCTTGAGTCATTGCGTATGTCCTTAAAGGCCCAGGGCCGAGCGTTCTTCTGCCAGTTGATCAACGCCGTCGACCACCAGCACCATACCGAGCATGTCGATCTCGTAAATCAATCGACCTCCGACTTCGAGCTTGTAGTAGGTCAGCGACATGGTGTGTTTGGTTTCGGCTTTGTCGCCGGGCTTCCAGTCGCCCATGTCGACCTCTTTCAGCCCGCCACGCATGGTAACGATGACCGGGGTCACCTTCCCCTTGAGGCCCTTGAACGAGCCTCGGAATACCGCGTTGCACGCGGTGCGGTCGGACAGCCCGAACCACTTCAGCGACTCGCGGCGAACGCCAGTAGTGGAAAACCCGGACTCAAGCTTTTCGACGCCCATCGAAACTTCGACCTCGCCAGCCATGCCTCCGCCACGGAAAGCATCAGTCTTCAACGCCACCTTGGGCAGGGTCAGACTGGTGACTTCTCCGGCGAAACTGACGCCGTCGATAAACGCCGCGCAGTTGGACAATACTTCAGGATTCATCAGAGGCCTCCTCAGGCAGCTTCAAGCACTTCGGTCATCCATTGGTTGGTGACCTCGAAAAGAAAATTCGGGTTCTCGGCCGGCGGCACGTCAGTGAAGCGGATCCGCCAGTACACCTTGCCCTGCTCGATCTGGCTGGCCGTGTTCAGCTCCTGATCGGCGTACACCTCGAAGTTGATCACCGCACCCTTATTTTTCAGGTCGCGCATGAACGCCTCCAGGCCGTCGGTAACGTCCTTGACGTAGGTCTTGGTGATCGAGCGGTCGACCGCCCATTTGTGCCCGGCCTGCACCGCGTCCATCAGGATGAACAGCGTGCGTACGCGGGTGACGAATGCCCACTTCGGATCGCTGGACAGTGTGCGGTTGCCCCAGAGGCGATAACCGTCGTCGCGAATGATCGTGGTGATGTTCGCGTTGTTGAGCAGGTTGGCCCGGCAGGTTTCATCGCCGTCCAGGTACTCGACGGCGCGGGTGGTACCGGTGATGCCGGTGAGTTCCTTGTTCGAAGGCGAGGCCCAGAAACCGTAGGTGGCATCCGTCCAGGCAAACAGGCCCGCCGTCCAGGCCGAGCCAGGTGCATCCACGGTTTTGCTTTCACCGGTATCCCAGTACTGCACGCCCGGGTCGACCATGAACAGGTTGCGACTGCCGAAGTTTTTCGCGTAGGCCATGGCGGCTTCATCAGTGGTGCATGGCCCGTCGATGATGCCGACTGCCCGCAGCTTCTGCGCCAGACTGTCCATGGCCGTAGCCACCGCTTGGGTTGCAGAATGGCCGGGTGCGATCAGCAATCGCGGCTGGGCGTTGAACAGGCTTTTACCATCAAGTAGCGCCTGCAGGCCGGTACGCTGACCGGACGCCAGAACACCGCCGATGATGGCCGATGTCTGCAGCGCCGGGTCGTCCATCTTCGGCACACCGATGGCGACGATGACCGCCTTGGCTTTGGCGTAGATCGCCTGGCAGGCTTTGGTGATCGCCGACTCGGCGCCGAACGCGGCAATGGCTTCACGCTCGGTAGTGATCAGTTTGAGTTCGCCGGCCTTGGCGGTACCGCCACCGAGCAGCCCGGGACTGAAGGTGTCGCACAAGCCGATGATCGACGAGGACGGCAACGAGATAGTGCGTGCGCCGGTATCGACCGAAGTGGTCGTGACGCCGTGAAAGAAACTCATAGAGGTTAATCTCCAGAAACGAAAAAGCCCCGCATATGCGAGGCTGTGAGGGTGTTCGTATTACGCGTAACGGAATGAAAAACGCCCCGTCAGTGCGGGGCGTTTATTGAGGTGGCTCGGTCAACCACAGCGGCGCGATCGGCCGATGCTCGGCAAGCGGGAATTCCGCCCCTTGCGGCCAGTCGCGCAACTGCCGGCGGTAGGCTTGCAGCTCCGTATATTGCTCGGCCGTGATCGAGGTCGAACCACCTTCTTCTATCTCGTCGCGATGCCGAGAAACCACGCCGTCAGTAGCAGCAAGCACACCGTCGCGCCACACCCGCTCAATCGCTTCAAGGTGATCAATAGAGGGTGGCAGCGGATCGACGAGCAACGGATAGCCATCTCCACCCGCCGCTATGCGCTTACCATTGAACTGGCCGTCAAAAAGCTCTGCATGACGCTCTTTGGTGATTTCCACCGCATCTATAGGGATCAAGCAATCCGGGTTGTCCACCTCCACCATGTCAGGTGTTGCGTTCACATCGGGAACGTTGCGAAGAGTGATAGGTTCGGCCCCGGTGTTCGTCACCTGCTCGTCACCCACCAATGCCGATTCGCCCGGCAACAGAACGACATCCACTGTTGGCCGGATCCAAGCTGGATCTGCAACGAGGATCCTCCGCGCGCCATGAATAAACGCGTCATAGAAACCGCCCGTTTGTACTGAGAAGAACATATTTACTCCTTAGTAGCCGATGGCTATCCAGTAAAAGGTGCCCGCAGTCACCGATTTGTACCAAGCCTGAAAAGCCGATTTATCTATTATCTGCGCGCCGATAGGCTCGACAGCGGCTTGGCTTGAGGCTTGATCACTGGCGACTACGCACAGTCCCTCATTGGGGAACGTAGTGGGAAACACCACCGTTGTTCCGCCATACGCAGCGACAGTGGCCGCGCCCCACTGGACGATCAGGCCGCTCGGTAGTTTCTGATACCCGCCGCTTCCCGAAACTGACATAAAAAACTCATCAGCGAATTTCTGCATTGTTGCAATCGCATTGCCCCGTACGCCCGTCGCGGGAATCGTCGCAGTGGGCGTACCGGTGAAAGCAGGACTAGCAATGTTGGCTTTCAGCGCCCCTGCAGCTGCCACAAATGCGGTCGTGGCAAGCTGTCCGGTGTTCGTTCCTGGCGCTGCCGTCGGCGCCGTTGGAATATCCAAGAACGCTGGGGATCTGATCGGCGCATAACCCTGCATCACGTCCTGAAAAATCAGAGCCGTAGTGCCCAGGATAATCATCCCATCAGTCACCAGTTGCCAACGGGTGTCGGCCAACGTGACACCCTGCTCAACCGACACCACCAGCGCCGAGGTCACCTTGTCGTTGTTGTCGGCATCCGGCGCGCGCGCCCATCCCTGCGCCGCTGCGATGTAGATGCCATTGTCCTTGGCAACGGCTTGATTTTTCACCAGCACCCGAGCACCCACCGGCACCGAAACGCCGTCAATCACCTGAACGCCAGTCAGCGCGATGTTCGATGTGGTCGCCACCAGAACCGACTGTTTACTGTCGAGTCTGTAAAGCTCATCTTGGATTCGAGTATCGACGTAGTCGCGAGTCGCCAGCACAATCGCCGGATCGATCTTGAGGGTGATGTTGCCGGCACTTTTCACCATAAAGTTCATGCGCACAATTTGCGTGCGCCCCGAGCCTTGCGACAGCACAGGCTTGAAGCTCGGCGCGCAGTTGGCCACCGCCACCAGATCCCCGTCCGCATCGTACAGACCGATTTCGCGAATCCAGTGCCCGCCTTCGTCGGCCGGGATAATTTGCTCAGCGATGATCACCGCCGAGTTGACCGGGTCAATCTTGAGTTGATTCAGCGGCCGACGCCGCCATTCATTGATCAGGCGGGTCTGCGACTCAGAGGGAATCGGGTCGGTGCCGTTGGCATCACCCACGCCCATTTCCGTGAGTTTCCAAGGAATGCCGAGTGCATCGGCATTCGCTTGCTTGGCTTTCCCCACATTCGTAAGGATCGCAAAAAACTGCGAATTCGCATCAATCATAATAAACGTCCAAAGTATCAATGGTGTGTTCGCGACCGACCACGCCAAAGCTGCCAGTGACCTCGATGTCACGCATGACGGGCGGGTAAACGTCGATTTCGTCGCCTTCGTAGACGGACACAGCGATATTCAAATTGCCTTGAGTTTCCAGGCTGATCGCCAACCCGGTCAGATGCCGTGTGACGGGTTTGGCGTCGTCAATCAGGCGCTCAAGCTCCTGATACATTTCCTCAGTGATTCCCGTATCGAGAACGCCCACCTTCAGCGCGAAGGTCCCCGGCACGCCCTCGGGCACCGTGTTGAACCACTCGACAATCTCGATCAGGTAGCCAAGCGGCTCGACCACGCGACGCAGTGCGCCGATCGTGCCCTTGTGCTTGTGGATGTAGAACGAGGCCTTGATCGCGGCGCGCTTGACCGCTTCCGGCCACGCCGGATCCCAGCGGTCGACTGACCAGGCCCACGCCAGATGTGGCAGCAGGTGCACAGGACAGGTGTCGGGGTTATACAGCGTGCGTAGCGGAATAAGCGTGGTCTCGGCAAAGGTCGCCTCGATAGCCCGTTCCAGGGGAGTGCTGTTAAGCGGTAAAAGGCTGCGCATATCAGCCTCCCAACACGACGGTGAAACCGGTGCAGTACGCCGCCTGCGCCTTGGAGGGTTTCAGATCCTGCCAGTCCTTGAGTTCAACGCGGGCCACACCAGCAACGTGCAACTGCGCATCGACACCGGAGCGGGCCACCTCGACGCCCAAGCGACGGCGCGGATTGATCCAGGCCTCAAGGCGCTTGATCGCCTCGGCGAGCGCGGCGTCGTTTTCCGGGCCGGTACCTTTCATGTGCAGCACCGCATCGATCCGGTACCACAGGATCTCGGCGCCGCGTACCGTGACCCGATCACCGACCGGGCGCACATCGTCGTCATTCACAGCCTTGGCGACCAAGGTCAGCAGCTCCGGCCCGACTGCGCCGTCCCCTTCCAGGCCCAGCACTGTGACGTCGACACAGGCCGGCGCCGGGCTTTCGGCTGTTGCGTCAGCAACCAGCGCCGAGGCGTTACGGGCATGCAGGATGTAGCTGTTGCGTGGCCCTGCCGTGGTCAATCCCTCGTAAGCCATCTGCACCCGCTCACGCAGGGCATCGTAGGATTCCAGCACCGCCTCGACCGGCGGCACCGCCAGCGGAACAGCCGCCTGAATCACCAGGCGCTTGAGATTCACGTTGGCGGCGAGTTGCTCCAGATCGGCGCCGATGGCATACGCCAGCAGTTGCGCCTTGGCGGCGTCGTTAACCCTCGCCCGGTTGCCGAGTTTGATGTAACTGCCGACTTCCAGCAGCTTGGTCACCGGATCGCTCTCCAGCGCCGCTGTCCAGTTGTCGCCCATGTAACCGCGAAACACGTTCAACGCTTCGCCGTACACTTCTTCGAAGTCCAGAGGCTCCAGCACGTCCGGTGCGGGTAGTTCGGTCAGATCCACCAGCGTACTCATACCCACACCTCCAACGTGCCGCGCTCACCGAGATACTCGCCGCTGATTCTGAAATTGATTTTCCCGCCCAACACCGAGATGGCGACCACGCGCTCAAGCTTCAGTCGCGGCTCCCACTGGCGCAGCGCCCGGGCCGCTTCCGCCTGAGCGGCGCTTTTCCAACCTTCGTTGATGGGCAGGTCGACCATGCGCCGCAGCTTGCTGCCGTATTCCGGACGCTCGCGGCGGCTCAGCAACGGCGTGCCGAGGATGTCCGCCACCGACTGACGTAAATGCTCGATGCCGGAGATGGGTTGCCCGGTGTGGCGATCCATTCCGATCATCGGGTTTACTCCTTGAGTTGCTCGAACTCGGCGTGGGCTTTAAGGCACTTCAGCGCTACATCGTCGGCGGCATCAACTGACACCTGGGCTTTCGCTACGGCCAGGGTGCGGCCGTCAGGCAGGATGACCGTGCGCGAGGTGTAGAGGATGTCGCGAAAGGTCACGGTCGAGGTCATCTGCACGGCGCTGATCGGGACGGACTCAGGCGCAGGCAAATCATCTTGATGTTTGGCCATGGTTTCTCCAGGCATGAAAAAGCCCGCTCGCGGCGGGCTGAATGAGTGATGAGTTAGTGCTTGTGGTGGTTGTCACTTAGGCCGGCGGCCAGAATGTCGGCATCGCTGGTGATGCTCTCTGTCGCATGTAGCGGACCGTCGATATTGACCGGCCCTTTGATGTTCACAGCCCCCTCAAGATCGATCGTTCCAGACTTCACGCTGACAGCGTTATCGGTAACTTCGGCCTGCGTCGATCCGACCTTGATGGTGACCGTGCCGCTCGGCAGGGTGATGGTGTAACTGTTGGCCTGCCAGTCGTAGACCAGTGAACCTCCATCATCGAAACGCCACACCTCGACGTGGTCGCGGTTATCCGGTGGCGGGCCACCATTGCCGTAAAGACCAGGAATGAACGTGCCCTGTGCTACGTCGCCGCTGGCACTGATCAAAGTGCCCTGCTCGTCGATGCTCGGTGCCCGCCAGTGTCGCGCCTTGCCAGCTGCAACGCTGTGCCAGCGCACCCAGCCGCTGACCCACTCACCGTCCGAGACTCGGCACACCGGAGGTGACGCGGCCAGATCCACCGCCACCACGTAGCAATCCTTGACCAGGCCGGCGAGCATGCGGTCGTGCTGAGCCGCAACGTAACCGGAACTCATTGCACGTCCTCCGGACGGAACGGGCCGTCGCCTGGCTCAATCTTCAACACCAGGGTACCCGGCGGCTGATCCGGCCAAGGCCATTCGGCGTCACCGAGGTAGATCTGCTGTGTCCATTCCACGACCCAGACGGTATAGCCGTCCAGTTCGGGTTTGGTCCAGTCCTGCATGGCCTGCACGAACTCGGCCGGCTCGACCTCAACGCCCCAGCACTGCATGCGCAGCAACGCGGCAAGATGGCCCGCCAGGAACACTGCCTGTTGATGATGATCCGACTGAATCGGATCGGTGATCACCCGAGCCTCGAACTTGCAGGCCAAGCCGGTTTCACCAGTTCCCGGATCGAGACCAGGCTCCATCTCGGCCAATTCGATCAGCACCGCAGGCAGCGGTAAGCGATCCAAATCATCCGGCCACATGGACACCGTCTGCAGGAACGGAAAGTGTTGCTGAATGCGCCGCTCGATGGCGTGATACAGCTGTTCAAGACTGAACGGTTCATCCGATTGATCCGTCACGTCATTTCCCCTTCAAGTGCTTCTGCACTTCGAAATTGAGTTCCTGCTGCAGGACATGAACCAGGTGTTCGTCAGCCTTACGTACCCAGCTCTCGAAGTGCGGGCGAGCCTGCTCCAACGACACCTTGGCCTTGGCAAGCGGGAAGCGATTGTCGTGCTCGGCGATCCAGCCCGAACTCGCGCCGACCGCACCGCTGACATCGCTGTCGGGATAGTCGCTTGCCCTGAAGTGCTTGCTGCTGGTACGGATCCAGACGTCTGAGCTGTTGCCGTAGACCTTCTTGAAGAACGCACCCTGAAAGCGCCGGCCGGCAACCGAGACACCGGAGCGACTCTGCCGAGGCCGGCCGATGCGGCTGGCCTCCATGGCGTTGAGACCGAACCACAATTTTCCGCTGTTGGCCCCGCCACTGACCGGGTAGGCCCGCAGGCGCTGACGTACAGCAGCGACTGCAATCCGTTCCTGTCTGCCGACGGCGCGGGCGATGTGTGTGGCAAGCCAACGCAAAGTTTTGTTGATGGCTCGGCGCTGGGCGTTGGCTGCTGCTTTTGGCAGCACGGCGGCGAAGTCCTGAAAGGCTTTCAGGTCTGCCGCCGA